TTGTGTTAGCATCATAAAATCCAACACCGGGTGATGCATTATAAGAGTAATTATAATTAGTGGTTGGTCTAAAACCAGCGCTTACAGGAGTTTGAGCTGGATTAATATTTAAGAAAACCATGTTAGCATAACTCTTTTTAACTTGGTTAGGATTTTGATTACATTGTGTAGCATAATTATACCAATAATATCGAGTGACACCGACACTAGGTGGTGTTCCACTCTTCATTGGTCCTGAAAAAGTATGTGCATCAATATTATTAATGTAAGATTTAATACTTCTAATCCTATGTGGTCTACCGGCCATTATATACATATTACCAGAATTTATTTCTAAAATCATTTCATAATTAAGTATTTGAAAATATTTAATTATAATTAGTGCCTCCTCTGGGAATCGAACCCAGGACCTCTGGTTTACAAGACCAGTGCAATACCACTATGCTAAAGAGACTTATGTCCGCAATCGGTAGAAATAAAAATAGAGTAGTTAATTTACTTGCTATATAGATACGCGCGTAATCTATTAGGTTCAATTATTCTATCTGATTACCTGATTACTCTGGGTAACCTTAGAACTCATCGGGAAGTCGCCTCATAAATATATAATATGTATACATAATACCTAGGATTATATATCTAACGGATGTTATACTATCTAAATTTATCACTACCATATTTAACTAATATTAACTCTTTAAATAATTTTAAAAACAAATAATATACAATTTTTCATACTTAAAGAACTTCTTTTAATTTGTCTATTTGTTCAGTTGTCAATTTTTCCGGAAAATCTATATGAAAATGTATAATCATATTGCCTTTATGTTCGCCTCTAGTTAATCCCATTCCTTGATAATGTTTTCTATATTCTGGAGGTATAATATTACCTTTTTGATTATTCAGCGTATAACTTTTACCATTTAAATACATAATTTCAAAAGAAAACCCGCATAACGCCTCCTTTAAAGAAATGTTCTTTTCTAATATTAAATCTAATCCTTGGCGTTTGAAAATCGAATTGTTATTTATTTTTATATTTAACTTTACATCACCCTTTATATTTTCATTTATGACGTGACCTTTATCTCTTAATATTAACATTTCTCCTTCATCTATACCTTGAGGAACATCTATATAAATTATTTCTTTTTCAGGTACTTTGTTTCCGTTTTCTAAAACCCATCTCTCTATTTCTAAAGGTTTTTTTGTTCCCGTTAAAACTTCATCCATATTAATTTCAATTGTTTTAATAATAGGTATCGGTTTTTGAAGCGCTTGATGTATTCCCATTGGACCTCCATGAAAAACATGGATATTCGCACCATTTGGCATTCCCATAAATGGATTTCCGCCAAAAAACATACTAAATATTTCATCTATAGGTACATCCATGTTGTTATTTCCAAAATGACTATTCATTCTCATAAAAGGATTGGGGTTGTTTTTTGCCATATCATATTCTTGTCTTTTTTGCTCATTCCCTAAAATTTCATACGCTTCATTTAATTTTTGAGTCATAATTATTGCTTCTGGATTTCCTGGATTTTTATCTGGATGCCATTTCATTTGAAGACCTCTATACGCTTTTTTAATTTCTTCTTGTGACGCTTTTTGATTTATACCTAAAACACTGTAATAATCTTCCATTAATATTATAGTAAAAGATATACTTAATTAATTATTAACTTAAATAATTTTTATTTATATATTTAATGGATAATATTGATAATAGACTATTCGTTCATAAATATCAACCTTTATATTTATCTGATTTTGGCAAAGAAAATGATGTTATAAACATGATAAAAACATTAATTTTAATTGATGACCTTAACGTTTTATTGATCGGAAATATTGCATCTGGAAAAACTTCTCTCTTGAACTCTATAATAAAAGAATACTATCAAGGATGTTCTACTAAAGATTATGAAGAAAATGTATTATGTATTAATAGTCTTAAAGAACAAGGAATCAATTATTATAGAACTGATGTTAAAATATTTTGTCAAACTTGTTCTAATATTAAAAATAAAAAAAAATTTGTTATTCTTGATGATATCGAACTAATTAATGAACAAAGTCAACAAGTATTTAGAAATTATATTGACAAATATAGTCATAATGTCCATTTTTTAGCGTCTTGTAGCAATATACAAAAAGTAATTGAAAGTATACAATCACGATTAACAATTATTAAAATTAAACCTTTAAAAACGAATGACTTAATTAATGTTATGAATAATATTATGGTTAAAGAGAATATTCAAATCGATAAAGACGCTCAAGACTTTATAATTAATATTTCTAATAACACCGTAAAAATTCTAATTAATTATATGGAAAAATTTAAATTATTAAATACGAAAATAACTTTACAATTGGCTATTCAATTATGTTCTAATATAAGTTTTTTAATATTTGAAGAATATACTAATTATTTATTGAATAAACAACTTAAAGAAGCGATTTCTGTCATCTATGAAGTATACGATAAAGGATATTCTGTTATGGATATATTAGATAATTATTTCATTTTTGTTAAAACTTCTAACATCATTAATGAAGAACATAAATATAAAATTATTCCTTTTATATGTAAATATATTACTATATTTCATAATATACATGAAGATGAAATTGAATTGTCATTATTTACTAATAACTTAATTAATATTTTATAAAATGTTGATTCCTTCATATAAATAATAATTTTGTTAACATTATTATTTATGTTATAAAATAATAAATATACATGTAAATTTAATAAATATACATGTAAATTTAATATATGTTAATTATAAATGTCTACTCAAATATTTAAAAATAACATACCTGATGAAATTTTATTAGATTTACTCAATAAGATATGCTTTAAATACGATAAATATTATGTATTTAATAGCGAATTATTTAAAAAAGGAATTTATAGTGGATATATACAAGATTTTATCGATGAATGTATTCCATATTATCATATATCTAAACGAAAATATTTAGAGAGAAAACTTACATATAATTCATTTACTACAATATTAAGACAAATATGTAAGTTCAATAAAATTACATATACATCACAAATTAAATATGATAGATCAACATATGATATCATATACTACATATATTATTAGATTTAGTATCTTCTTTTTGTTCCACTTTGTTTCCTCCTTCTCTTTGTTTTTGAATTCCTTGAATGATTTTTTGGAATATAATCTTCTTCTAAATCATTCCCATTATCCAAATCTTGGTCATTCGTCGAATTAAACAACATATCTTCATCATAATTATTATCATCTCTTTCATTATCATCTGATGATTTATACATATATAGTCCTAAACCACCTGTCGCTAAAATTGTTGTAGCTATTAACAATGACATTGTTTCATTCATAATTATACTATTATTTTTTAATTTATTAATAATAATTAAACACATTTCTTAAAATTTTCAAACATTTTAGCAAATCCGCTCTTTTAATACGTTGATTATCGTAAGCAACTATCTCATACGATCTATCATCATGTTCCTCTAAAAATTCGTATGTAATATCATACGACTCGTATGGTAAATTATCATAATTATATAATGTATATGATACCATATTTTCAGGACAAACGATTATCTCAATAAAATCGACTAAACCATTTGTAGATTCCGCTGTAAATGAATAAGGAACAGAAATTAATGTTTTTGATGAACGCCTTTTACCTCTAATTATGTATTCATTTGTTCTAGTATCATATAAAATATATAATGTAGTATCGGTCAAATCCTTTGTTTCATATTCTTCAATTTTTAAGACAAGAGTATCAGGCACAATATTATCCATGTTATATATTTTATAATGGTAACTTGTTTTTAAATTGGTTTAAAAAATAAATTATCAAGTTTATTTATTATAAAATATATTTATCGTCCCGGATACGGGACCTTATTTAAATTATCACCTAAAAAATTTGGTTTTAGACCATAATATCCCGGATAAAGAGGAGTTTTCCAAAATCCAACCCAGTTTGGGGTCATTTCTAATGGTTCCAATAATCCTTGCTTATCTTCTGGAGCAATAGAGAGAAGTAAATAATTACCGATTATTGTATTTGATTCTAAAACTTGCTTTTGAGATAATCTAGCGAACCATTCATATTTTCTGCGATTTAAAATTTCTTCTGATGGAATTAAAATGCCGTATGTTCCCGTATATAAATCTAAATAATAATTTGACAATAAGTCATCAACAATTATTTGTTTTTCATTTATGGTTTTTGTTCCTATCTCGACACCATCTATAAGATTTATTTTTTTATTTTGTATACGTTGAGCGCACCATTTATCCAACTCACCTAAAAATTTTGTATCTGCCGTATAATCATGTGACGCTGTTCGTTGAATAAATTCGCATAATTCTCTAACTGTTTCACATTCTTTTGGTGCACCACAAAATGACAAATTCGGATAAAAATCGTAATCACTCGATGTTACGTTTCTATTAACTGTTTCACACACAAACATTTTATCACCTCTTGTTCCCTTCATATAAAGTCCATTTAAATCTTTTATACATACAAAAGATAAAGGACAAAACATGCCTCCATACACATATAAAAGTTTCATCATACCTAACATTCTAATATTAGAGAGAATAGGATCAGATATTGTTGTCATATTTATATTCCATTCTGGCAATAGTTTTTTAAACGACGTATCGTCTATAATACATATTGTAAATGATTCATCGCACTTTGTAATTATACTTCTAACCGTTAAATATAAGTACGGTTGATTTAAATCAAAAGAACTTCTAGAACCAAAACTTAGCCAGTTTCTTGAGTTATACTCATAAGGAATATGGATCCATAATATGGGTTTTTTGCTCTTACCTAAAGTATCTCCATCCAATAAATATTTTTGAATTGCTTCATATGTATCTTTGTTTTCTTCTCTTATACGTTTATCTTCAAATGCTCTGTACAAGAAACCTAAAACAATAAAAATAAAAAAAAGAATAAATAGGTTTGTAATTGAATTCATATATTATATTATTATAATAAAAATTATATGTAAGACATTAATAATAAAATAATCACGTAAATAAAGAAGAAAAAGTTTTATTATTTTGAGAGAATTTGATAACTAGGATTTTGTTTTGGTTAAATAATATTTAAAACAACTTAAAGACCAAATAATATTTAAAAAACAACTTAAAGACCAAATAATATCTAAAAAACACCTTAAAGACCACATAATATTTAAAAAACAACTTAAAGACCAAA